AGATTGCATCGTTTGCATTTGTAGTCATAGGCTGGCATGTTAAACATTTCCTTATCATGTATGACCCACATCCAGAGCAACGGTCGATGTCTGCCTCTGTAGGTTCTTTGTCTAAGTGACCGTATTTAAGTATGAGTAGTGGCAATAGATCCTCTAATCGGATGATCGCGGCATAGTCACGCGGATCCTCTCCTTGCCCGTTTAGTCGCAGTACGCCGAACCCTAACTCCCCAGTGATAGATGTTCGAGCTTTTAATTGCTTCATGTACGCCAATGGTTGAAAGCCAACCCTTGCTTTGACTTCACAATCAAATGGCACATTAACAATATCTTTGCCACTACCCCTTCCCACACATGCGCCTTGCCACCAAGTCGATAGGTACTCAGCTACAACTCGCTCTGTGCGGAAACCTCTTGCACGCCTGCTATTGGCCATTGACTAAATACCCCATGACATAGCACAACACCATCAGTATTCCAATGAGGATGCTAACTAGCGTGTCTTTAGCCATTTACCGCATGACACTTGCGACACTGCCACGCACCGACCACAGGCTTTTCTTCTCTGATCACAATGTTTGCAACGATGTCTCTAGCTTCTGTTGGCTCATTACATAGTTGACAGTTGATGATTTCTATGAATGGGATGTCATCAAAGTTAACCCATCCACCTAATCCATCTGCATTATGTATCTCAATGTATCCCATTATGCTCTCGCCTTCTGTGGTTCCCATGTGCCTTGGCTACTTAACTGATACCAGAGTGTTGGACATTTAGGCTCTGATCCTTGTACGCCAATGTGCCGGCAGAAGTATCCACCCCATGCACGACCATTCTTGTTGCCATCCTTAAACTCACGATCGCCATGCTTGCAGCTCGGCACTACTTTGTCTGTGCCCAGAATCTCTGCAACTGTGTTCACAGCTTGATCGATGGTTACGGGTGCAGGCACTTCCTTGATTAGTTCATCCTTTAGGAGCATAACCCGCATTTGCAAGCGCTCTGCCGATCGCCGAAGTCTCGCAATTCTCCAATGCTGAAGTCTGGTTAACACCTCGACTAGTAACTGTTTCTTCAGCCAGACCAGTTGCCCACGCAACACTATCTGTAGCAGTCTTAAATAGATACGCTTTAACAATGTATCTACTAGCCTCGATAACTTCCAACTCAGTTGAAATACGAAAATCTGGATAGTCCTTAATAAATTTCTCAAGTCTCACCTCTACTGGTTCATAGTCCGCTAGATTAAACATAAAGCCCATTCTCCTCTGTTGCTAGTTGTCCACCCAGTGCGCCGTAGCTGCATAGATCGACCCAGTTGTCGAGATGTTGTGCTGATTGATTAGTTCTTGCAAGTTTAACAAGTACCATGATCCCTGCCACCTGATAGTCATGTATTGGCATTTGTAGGTATGCACTAAGGAGCATGGCTGTGTGTTGCAAGTTATCTGCCGGATGACCGTATGAAAGGCCACGATCAGAGATTGTGTCTGTTGCGTTGAGTAGGATGTCACGAGCTATCATTCTTGCCAAAATTCTTGTCTATTAACAGCTCGACCTCTGTGATAACCCTCGCGCTTGCCTCGCTCGTAGCCTGATTCCCAGACATGTGCATAAATAATCCATAGTGCTAGTGGTATCAGAATCACCACTATGCCTACAACTTGATTGTCAGTCATCTTGCTCCTATCGCACCAGCGCCCTCGGCTGGTGACAGGCTTAGTGTTGCACAGCCCTGCGACTATTTGTGTTTAATTTGATAACGAAACGATAACGATTCTGCTTCATCAACTGCATCGTCTATGGATCGCCTGACAGGAAAGATGTCTCGAATTAGATCATCCATAGAGTTTGCCATACACAGTAAATGAGCCATCCTTGTTAATGGGCACTAACATAGGACTTACTCTGTTCCCATGTGTCTCAATAATAGCCACGCTCATTTGCCAGTTAGCGGCCCCTGCTTTGAGATAGCCGGCCTTTTCTTTTTGCATGACATTTCCTGCTTCTACGCCCCACAAAGTCCTGTATCGGCTTCCTATGCCCTCTGTAAAGGCACTGATGCCTGCTCTATGGGTGTGTCCACAAACTACTGATTTACCAAACTTCTTGGCTAAGCCTAAAGCTGTAAGTCCAGCGTTAGAATTCATTGATCCTTCATCGCCATGAACTAAGACCCATCCGTTGTGGAACTCAAATGGTTTCTTATGAAAGCGTATCCCCAACTCTGAGAAACCCATAAAACGGGGGTAGTCAAGCTCTGGTAATCCAATGAGGCTAGGAGCTCCTCTAACGAGAGTGTGGTATAAACGATCCGTATGGTTTGATCTTGTAATATCGCTGGTGCGCAAATCCCATAGGATGTTTTGAGCCAGAGTTCGATCGGCATCTAATTGCCCTTCGTACTCTAGATGGGTGGACTTTGCCCATTTACTTTGACTTTGCATATCGAGCTCATCACCCGTATTTAGTACTAAATCAAACTTCTCTTTATTAACTAATTTGATTAGATTCTTAACTGCCTTCTCATGGTGAAATGGGATCTGTAGATCCGAGATCACTAGATAGCGTTTTTTAGTCATCATCCTCATCTTCATAATCGCCGAACCTTTCTGGATCGACTGGAGATGGCAAGATCCACGCAGGATAAGCTGTAGGCTCAATGATAATTGCTAACGCTAAATCAACATCCATGCCTGCTCTGCGCAATGCTCGATACATCTCTTGCAGGCTAATAGCCCAAGCATCAAGAGCTGTGTAAGTGTCTAGGTCTATAACCTTTTTTCTTGCCATGAGATAATTGTCACTTCTCTAGTATGCGTAAGATGGTTTCGACACGCGCTTCCAGTAAGTTAATCTGGTCGCGCATTGATGATCCGCTATTTGGCTTTAATTCTTGAAGGTAATGCTTTACTAACCATCGCACCGAGCCAATAAACGAACCAATAACGGTCGTGGCAGCAACAGCAAGAACCGCCATGTCCTGCGCAGTCATTATCGTTTAGGTGTGGCATAACCGAACACGCCTGATAGTACTGACCACAAGATTGCTCTGTAGTCTAAATCGAAATTGGTTGCTGACCAAGCTGCTAGAAATGCTCCTGCTGCAAGGATTGCTGGATTCTTTAGGTTCATAGTTTTCCGCCTAACATAGGTATTTGATAAAATTCACCCAGTAAATCAGCTTCTTTCTTAAAGCTGAAATGCACATGGTGATTGTGTTTGTTAGCCCCTGTGTACTTGCGCCACTTCCACCTAAGAATAGGGGAGCAGATTGACCCGTTAAAAATAATGTAAGACACACGCTTCTCGGATCCTTTTTTACAGGCAAGACGAATTTGATCAACAAGGTCGGGCATAAGGTCGGGCTTGGCTTTGCCGGATAAGTCACGATCGATGTCGATGGCGCGTACCCAGCCTTTGACATCTGGATTATGATCAGACTTACGAGCACCATGTCTGGTATCACCGATCCAACCATCCGATGTGCGGTCACGATCTGGGTAGGAATCATCGAACTGCTCACGGAGTTGAACTGCAGCTTTAGAGAGTTTGGGTGTCATCTATTGGCACAATCCATCTATAAGTTTCTTCATCAAAACCTGTAGCACCTTCTGGCTTAGGTGGTATAAAAACATCTTTTACAGGATCGTAGGTGAAGCCAATCCCTGCATAGTTTTTACGGATCTTTCCATTGTAGGAAGTCCGCTTGCAAACTTGGCCACGAAAGTTTCCATACCATGTTTCTGTGTCTAATCCTTCGATTAGTTCTGTTTCATCAATGCCTGTGATTACCTCAGTAACAATATTATCTTCATTTAAAAAAGCGTAGTGTGCCATTATGCCCAACTCACATTTCCAGTACCGGCTGTAATTGTAGATACTTTGAATCCACCTGCTGGCGCAGCTGTTGATCCTGTTAATCCTGCACCGATTGTAATTGTGTAAGTGTCTGGATATTTTAAGACGACAAGTCCTGAACCGCCTGTACCGCCAACCGATCCACCACCACCACCACCTGAACCAGTGTTCACTGTTCCGTTGCCACCAGTGCCACCAACGCTACCGTTACCGCCGCCGCCTGATCCACCTGATCCTGCGCTTGATGCACCATAAGCACCACCGCCGCCTGCGCGAGTAACTGAACTTCCTGTAATGGAATTAGCTACACCATTACCACCATTACCACCATTACCACTTGATGAGCTAGTACCTACGACACCTGCTCCACCGCCGCCGCCTGTTGCGTTACCGCCACTAGTAGAACCTGCACCACCTGCAAAACCTTGATTGGCAGTTCCACTTCCACCAGCAACGCCATAACCACCGCCGCCGCCTGATCCACCTGATCCTGCACCACCTGTTGCAGCACCTTGTCCACCACCAACAGATGTGATAGTTGCAAACACTGAGTTGCTTCCTGCGATGCCTTGAAATGAACCACCAGCACCAACAGTGACTGTGTAGTTAGTACTCAAAAGAAACTTGAATGGTGACTCTAAAGAACCGCCGCCGCCTGTTGCAGTTACAGTTGAACGAAATCCACCTGCTCCACCACCGCCAAGCCAACCAGCACCGCCGCCTGCTATGACAAGGTAGTCAGCTGGAAAACCGCTAACCCCTACATCCATGATGCCTACTGATACACCAAACATTATGCAACGCCACCGATAACATACCAAGTGTCTGTTCCAGTTTTAATGCATGACGCTGCTTTGTATTGTGCAAGGGTAGGTGCTGCTGGAGTCGCACCAGCTGAAAGAACTGTAGTAGTGCCAGAAGTCACTGCGTTGATTGTGCAGATACCTACACCGATATTGATGATATTTAACACTGTGCCAATAGGAAAGGCTGTAGTGGCGTTTGTAGGCAATCTGAAGGTGCTTGCAGAAGCGTTGGACTGCGTAACTAATCTGCTGTATTGGTCATTAGTTGTAGCTGTGTAAGTTGTGCCAGTCTGTGCGTTGAGTGTGTAAGCAGGCAAAAAATTCATGTCTGCTGCGGTAAGGACATCACCGCTAACGAATGGATAAGTCATTTATTCTCCTAGTATGCCAATACGGATGTGTCAAGGATACCGTATAATGTCGAATCCAAGATGAAGCCATCTAGGATGTTTTCTTGTGTTGTGAGGGTTGTGCGCCATGTATTAGGCGTAATGCTGTGGGCTATGCCTTGACATTGGAGAGTCTTGACAATGGTAGTACCTGCCACATTTACATTTGTAATCTGCATTGGATCGAAGTAATCCAAGCCTAGAGCTGCTGCTACGCCTGCCCCATAGCCTAGAGTTACGAGGTCAAGGGTAATCGTTTCGATTCTAAGTGTCGTGTCTTTGCGAGAGGCTACAAAGTTAGAGGCTAGGTTTAGAGCTTCTGCATCTGTCTGCATAAGCATGTCATTGGCTGTAATGCTGTGGAGAAAAAACTTATCTATCGAGTCTTGATTAGAAGCAGTCTGTGGCGATCCACCTGTTCTAGTGACAGTTGCAGAGTTCACAATAGTCTTGTCATCTAGGGCAAAGGTAATCCCAGCATAAGGGATGTCTGTAGATCCAGTGGCATTAGAAAAGACTGTAGGTGTTGCTGTACCTGAGGTATAAACAAAGTCACGATCTTTGAATACTGCGTTGCCAGCCTTGTCAAAGTAAAAGGCTCCCTGCTCTGTAAAGGT